GTCTGTAGTTGGTAATGTTGCCGTAGTTAATACCTACCCAGAGGTTAAGCTGGTATACCGCCCCAATGTACATCCTGCCGCCTCTTATATGTCCAACCCTGCACGCGCCCCCAAAGAGCCTTCTGCCCTTCAGTTGTCGCTCGGAGTGGCCCCGGACGCCTTCTTACCGGAGGGCTTCCAGGATTTCTCCCGCAAGATGAAGCGGCTTGAGGTGGTTCAGGAGGCGTTGCGAAAGTTGGACATGGAGGTGGCTCCCTCCATTGTCATTCCCCGCGATGTCACGGTGGATCCACGAGTGCTCACAGCAAACGGACCCGTGCTGGCGCTGGCCAAGAAGGGCATAGCAGTAGCGCGAGTGCGTAGCGTGGACGCGAAACGGCTTGCCAATCGCGTGTTCGAGGACCTCCCTCTGGAAGGGCCTTGGGGGCGAGAGGCGGTTGCGGAGCGAATGCGCTCTGTGGTGTACGTGGACGCGGGTGTAGAGGGCGCCGTGGGCAGGCTGGAGGCAGCCTACCCACGGCGAGGTGTCGTCCCTAGCCGTCCCGTGACTCTGGATGAGGCACGGGGGGCGCTGGTGCGTTGTGGGCTCGCCCAGTCCCACTTGCCCGCGCACGCGCGGCGTCCATTCCCGCTTGTACCGGTGGCTGGCGAGGCGAGCATCATGGTGAACCCACGTTCCGACAACGGGTTTCCCGTTGGGGGGACGTGGTCTCAGCCTGAGGCGGCCCAAATGTGCATGCGCCTAGCAGTGTCATGCCGGCAGGAGATGGTGCAGCGAGGGGACGCCGAAGCGTGGCTGAGGGAGGCCGAGCTTGCACGGCCATGGCTGGTGGCTGTCAAGGGGAAGGCCAAGGCGGATTACTACTCCCAGGAGAAGGTTGTGCAGGGCAGGATGCGTTTTTACAACGCTTTGCCCCGGCAGATGGTGATGAACATGATGATGGCCACGCAGGTATTGGAGCAGAACGCGAAGTCCATTCTCGTGGACCCTCTGAACGTGCATACGGCGATCGGCGTGTCTTTGGCACACGGCGGCGCTGGTGAGCTCGTTGAGGCTTTGGAGGCGCAGCTCGCTTACCACGGCAGTGCGTATGTGCATGTAGGTGACGACTCGTGGGTGATCGTGAGGAGAGGTGCAGATTTGTGCATGTTTGCGCTCGACTGCAGCAATTTCGACCTCACGCAACACTCCCGGGTGACAGAGCCCGTGCACCGCGTTGTGCGTGACGAGCTGCGCACCATTGATCGCATTGCTGCGGACCTGTGGCACGGATACGCCCGAGAG